ATGGCTAACGGACTAAACGGCAACAGCAACGGTTGGACAAACTGGACACTTGAGAGAGCCAAGCCGCACATGCTCAAGTTCTGCGATAAGTTGCGCAACTCCGGCAACGTGCGTGCCTCCTGTCAGGCTGCGAGTATACCGCGCAGCACAGCTTACTACTGGCGCAACAAGTTTGCCACGTTTGCAGCAGCATGGGATGAGGCATTAGAGGATGCTTGCGATGCACTAGAGGGCGTGGCGTGGAATCGTGCAATCGAGCACAGCGACCGCCTATTGATGTTTCTGCTCAAGGCACATCGGCGCGAGGTATACGGCGATGTGATGCGCACCGAGCTAACCGGCGCGGACGGCGGGGCGGTTGCCCTGCAATACGTTGGCAACGTAAATCCAGATGACCTATGATGTTCCGTATTCCTTCTACGGCGACAATCGAACGGCCATCCTGTGCCGGGGGCGCGAGCACATCGTATCGGGGCCGGCAGAGACGGGCAAGACGCTGGCTGTGCTGTTCAAGCTGCACACGCTGGCGTACAAGTACGCTGGCGCGCATTTTAGCATAATCCGCAAGAAAAAGACCGACCTATACGGCACGGTCATCAGAACATTTACAAGGGATTTGTTAGACAAATACGGCCCTGGAGTCAGTGCATACGGCGGTGGCTACCCGCAGTGGTTTGACTACCCGAACGGCTCGCGCATCTGGCTGGCGGGGATGGATGACCCATCCAAGACGCTATCGGCCGAACGTGATGCCATCTACGTCAACCAGGCGGAGGAGATGACAGCAGCAGACTGGGAATACTTGACCCGCTGCGTCACCGGTCGTGGCGCGGTGATGCCCTACACGTTCCTGATAGGCGACTGCAACCCGTCGCACCGCCAGCACTGGATTCTACAGCGCGAAGCAGCGGGGCGGCTGAAGCTGTTCAGAACGACACACCGCGATAACCCGGTGCTGTGGGACAATGAGCACGGGCAATGGACGGCGCAGGGTGAGCGCACCCTGGAAGCGTTGTCGAATCTGACAGGCGCACGGTTGCAGCGGCTCTACCACGGCAAATGGGCCAATCCAGAGGGTGCGATATTCGAGGTATTCGATGACACCAAGCACAAGTGCAGGGCGTTTGTTCCATTGCCACATTGGGCACGAGCGGTTGGCGTCGATCCTCTTGGGGCGTATGTAGCCGCTGTGTGGGGAGCGTTTGACCCACAGGGGCGCGTGATGCACATTTACCGCGAATATATGGAGCCGTTCGGGGCGACGACGGAGAAGCACGTTGAGAATATCCTGCACTTATCGAAGGGTGAAAGCATCTGGCATTGGTACGGCGGAGGCCCGTCGGAGCGCCAGCAGCGGGCCGACTTCTCAGGTTACGGGCTGCCGCTGAGACGAGTAGAGATTACAGACGTATGGAGCCAGATTGATAAAATACTTGAACTGCTTGTGCACGATGCGATTATGATACACGACTCGTGTCCTAATCTACTCTCGCAGATTGGAGCATACCGGCGCAAGGTGACGCGGGACGGGCAGGTGACGGATGCGATTGAGGCGAAAGATGAATATCACTTGATTGATGCGCTGAGGTATATGATAGCGGGTCTGGCGGGCAATGAAATCAGCATGATTAGCTATGAGCCTGTGAGGGTTGGGACATGGTAGAACAATTCTACAACACCATCACCTATCACATCGCCAACACATGGGATGCCATTGTGTGCCGCATTCTGGGCCACGACTGGCGCTATCTCACGATGCAGGGCTACAACGGTACGGGCCCGCAGCGCTTCCGACGCTGTGTGCGGTGCGAGAGGATGGAGCAGATTAGATAGGGGGAGACGTGGCCGACAAGCTATATGGGATTTGGTATCAGAATAGCAACTGTGGGCCAGAAGGATGGATGACCATCAGTGGCAGCCAGGGTCTAGTTTTGTTTAGTTCATGCGATATACGACTGGCAAGGGCTCATGCTATCAAGTACCGGGCGGATAAGGACTTGTCTGTCGTCAACTATGTTGTCTGCGAAATAGGCGACGATGGGCGCCCGTTCAACTGCGATGAGGAGTTGTGGGAGATTTAGGCGGAGTGATGCCAACTTTCATTCTTAAAGGCATGTATGCACAGTGCCCTGAGTGTGACCATGTAATGAAGAACTTCGATGGATATGTTGCTTGTATAAATTCACGCTGTAGTTTTTGTCGCGTGAAGTTTGCTGTACCATCAATTGAACTGGAGCGACTTGACGATGCTCTGTCTTTGCCTAAACCAGTCGAGGCGCGATATGTTGACACAGTGCCTGATGACTTGATGGCACCTATTGGTAGATATGAAGTAGAGTAGGATAATTGACTATGCCAACAATAAGAGAGCGCTTAGGCCGCGCCATCGGCGGCGCGGAACTGAAAGAGAAGGAACAGCGTGCTCAGCAGATGCTCGAAATGCTGCTGGAGTCGCAGATGTACATCCGGCGCGACCCGGTGCGGCTGATGGCGGAGCTGGAGGAAGTTGACTCGCAGCTCATCGACCTGATACTGGAGCAACGCGGCTGGCAGCGCATCGGCGGCGTGTTCGGCACGCAGATGGATATTAGCGAGCGGGACCGGCTCAACCGCGTGGCGACAGCGCGGTATATGGGTTTTTGGGATACACAATCCAAGTTGGCCGTGAACACCTGGACCGACTTTGGCTTCGGGCAGAAAGTGACCGTCACGCCGATGAATCCGCAGGCGCAGCAGATATGGGACGAGTTCTGGCTGGCCGACCGTAACAAGCCGGTGCTGGGCGAGCGCGTACTGCACGAACAGAGCGACGAGGCGATTCAGACCGGCGAGTTGTTCTACACGTTCTGGACAGAGACGGCGAGCGGATTCGCGCCGGCGCAGACGACGATCCGCACCGTGCGCACCGAGGAGATCGGCCAGATCGTCACGATGCCGGAAGACCCTATGCGGTACGTCTGGTTCGTCCAGAACGTGGACGGCGTGCAGGTCGAGGGCAAGACGTATAGTAAGGTCGCCTACCGCAACTGGATGGCGACGGAGGCTGAGATTGAGGCCGTCGGCGGTGTGCCTGATGGCGCGATAGACGCCGCCGAACTGCGACCGAATACGGATGCCGTGATGCTGTATGCGGCCCGCAACCGCTATCTGGTGGATGGTAAACGATTGCGCGGGTTCCCCGAGTTCAGCCAAGCCTACGAGTGGTTCCGCGCATACCGCGACGCGCTGGGCGACGTGATGGCGAAGAACCGTGCGGCAGCGATGTTCGTGGACAAGGTGAAGGTCCAGGGCGGTTCGGGCGTCCTCGGCCAGATGGAGGCGTCGCTGACATCCTCACTCACGTCATCCGGCACGAGCAGGCAGGAGACGAACGCGCCGCCCGTGGCCGGCTCGACGTGGCTGGAGAACCAGATGGTGGACAGGTCGCGCTTCCCGATGGGCACTGGCGCGAGCGACGACCAGAAGTCCACGATGATTGTGCTCGGCCAGGGCAGCGCCGGTACACAAGTGCCGCTCGGCTGGATGGGCAGGCCCGACTCGTGGCAGAACAAGGCCGTGGCCGACGTGAGCGTGATTCCGTTCAACGAAGCAATGCAGCGCTACCAGACGTGGTGGGCATCGGTGTTCCGCGATATGGCGCGCATCGTGCTGACGCAGAGTGGTGCGGAACTGGCAGAGGAGCAGATGGAGGTCGACGTTACGCTCGACACGCTGCTGACCATCAACATGGAGGAACTAATCGCCGTTGTCGAGGCAACGGTGATGGCCGCTGAGAAGTTCGTTATCCCTGCCAAGGTTGCCGACTCGGTTGTCTCTGCGGCGCTACGAATGGCGCTGACGAAGTTCGGCATCGCCGACGCCGAGGCCATCGTGACGCCGGAGACAGAGCAGCCTACCGAGGTGATGGAGCGCATTCTCTCGATGGTGCGGGACAATCTACGCGACGGCACGGCGACACCACAGGACGTGGCCGAGTTTGCGGTGGCGGAGTTGTTTGAGGTGATGCGTGAGGCATCTCAATGAGTAATCTGTACTCTTTACATTGTCAGTGGTTCGAGACGCAAGCATACTGTGATAGCGCCGTTGGAGTCACAGCTCATTTTACTACCCTTATTCCTGTTCAATGTAATGCAGAGCAGGTTGCAGAGGCATTACGTAGAATTGGAATGATGCTATGTTCGGGGCCGATTGATTTGGTACAATCGGCAGATAAACCACGGTGTTTCTATTGTGGCAGTTTGAATGATGCAGACAGGAATACTTGTAGTCAATGCGGGGGTAGTCTGTAAGATGGATAGAATACTAGAGAGATGGATTCAGGCTATTATTGAGAATCCTGATTTGGCGACGAGATTGCTCATTATATCGCTGACTCTGAATCTTATAAGTCTGTTTTTCATTTGTCTTACTTCCAATATTACAGAAGGCAAACTCAAGAGTGTTTGCAGGCAATTGAGAGCCAAAGGTATCACGATTTTTGAATGGATGTAAAGACTGACATCCAGCCCATCGCCAACCGCTACTGCGAGGTATGCGACGAACCGGCGACGCGAGCGGTACATGATATGAAGC